CCAATTGCCCATGGCTGTTGTAATGGCAGATTGAATGACTTTAAGCTGCGCTTCATGCTTTTCCAGCCACTCGCCACGTAGCACTAAGCGTTGCAGTCTGGTGCGATGTGCAGCTTTTACTAGATCTTCTTGTTCCTTTTTGACTTCATCCATAACTGGAGTGGTAAGAGTGCGTTCTTTGATGGCTGCTTGTAGCTCTGACGGTTGATTCGCTAATGGCAGAGCCCAAGCAATTAAATCGTTGCCGTTTTGAGCAGGACCACGTACTGCAGCACGGATCGGCATGTTGCTAGGCACAATGCCCCACCAGTCTTCGTTGTCAGGCTCGAACACCATGACATCAACGAAGCCTTCAACAGGCGAATGCATGAAGGCAGTTTTGCCGCCTTGCTTTTTGCCGTTTTTGACAGATTGTTCAAGGTTGCGCCAGCGATACGGCACAGCCTCAATGGATTTTGGGTAGATCGTTGTTTCGGTCATGAGAAACCTTCTTCTAGGTTGACGGTGACTCCACACTCCTCCCATAAGCGGTGAGCGTAGAGCCTGCGAAGTTCACGGCAGTCGCTGGCTTTTAGCCAGTTGTTATGCCGCGCAAAATAAGTTTCGCGGGTAGTTTCCCAGCAGTAGCCGGTATAAAGCAGCTCACTGGGAACTGATTTGACAGGTGACTTGTACATCATCTGCGACGTTTGTGGAACATGTTGGTCAGTTTGATGTCTAGCTGACAGATGGAATGCCCCCAGCTTCCTAGTTCAGGCTGCCAATCTGGATCATGTTCGTTGCGGACTTGCCGAACGACTTCGTAGAGCAGATCAAGCTCAGTGCTGTTGAAGGTGCAGACGTATTCGCGATTCATCGTGCAATGAACTCCTGCGAGCCTGAGTGTGTGGTGGCAGGCTGCCTGCTCGCTTCAATGCCAATCATGGCAAAGGCAGTGGCAGCAAACAGAAAGCAGATGAAGTTGTTGACAACGTTCAGTTTGCGGTTAGTAGCTATTCCACGCGTCTGCCTGCGGGATGTACTCGACATGGAACGTCGCGCCCTTGATGGTGCAGGCACGTTTGAGAAGGTCGAGCTTGTCGTAGGCGACAGCTTCGAGAAACGCGGCAGATCCAGTTGATGCGGTGCGTGTTTCGTATTCATCGGTGATAGTGCAAAAGACTTCGTACATGGAATCAGTTGTTGTCGTAGCCGTCAAACCACTCGCCATCTTTGCGGGTTTTAGGATCGCGGCACCATTTCTGTGCTTGTTCCAGTGTTAACCCTTGCTTGATAACACGGTTCGGCTTTTCTAGGCTTGGATGGTAAAAGCGAATGATCTTATAGGTCTGCATGGTTCAGCACACTGCAAGCTTTTGAGCCACGAGGTACTGAACCTCTTTCATGCACTTAGCTACTTTGCGCTTGGCTTTGCTGCAAGCGGTCCAGTCGCCACGAGCAAAGCAATGCTGATACTCGGTCTGAGCCTGCGAAAGAACTAGCTTTGCTGCTTCTAATTGATTTTGAATGGTTTCCATTGTGAGCTGTGTGGTGGTGGGCTCTGTGCCCATGAACCAACTATAACCCACAAAAGACCAAAACCGGGTCCTTTTAGGAACCTTTACAATTCAGCCCTGCTGACCGTGCTTTAACGATGGGAACTTGCTTTTCCGCGCATCGGCAGCCTGACGGCTCTCCTGCACAGGCTTCCTGGCGTTACTGCCCTTCGCTCGCTTGCGCCCATGCTTTTCATATCGCGCTTCGCTAATCGCCTTGGCATCACGCACCGCCTCTTCGTAACCAGGCGGGCTTAGATCCGGTCGCCTCTTAAAAAGCTTCGTCCAATCAAGCTCATTCAAAACGGCAGCTCCTGCAACCTAAAAGCATCCCAAGCGTCAACCCAAGCTCCAAGGCATTCGTCCGGTTCGTTCTGAATTAACCGACAGCGCCCTGGTCCAACTACAACCGTGTAACACCAGTCCACTCTCAGCTTCGGGTGGTGGTCGATCAGCATTGCCAGATATCCACCAAGCTGCGCCACAGCAGGCTTGCGCCGATCAACAGCAGTCTCATTGCCAACGGTTTTCAGATCACCGAGCGCCACCTTGCCGTTGGTCGTTCGCACGAGGAAGTCAAAGCTGCCACCTACGCCTTTGCGGGAATCGCACAGCCTGTACTCAACAGCTAACGGCTCGCTGTCTCGTAGCAGCCAGCAATCCTGCAGCTCTGCCGTCCACTCGCCGTAGTCGGTCTCTGGCAACTCTTGCCCAGTGAGCATCGCTTCGCAAAAGCCATGCACGTCATTGCCTCGTGGTGCCCAGATGTGCTTCGTCCGCTCGAACTGCGCAGCCTGCTCAGGGCTGACGCGGTTGGTCACACGAGACACCGAAAACGGTAGCCACCGCCCTTTGTAACGGTATCGGTGCAGCCCGGCGTGGAATTCAAGGTCAGGAATGGGATCAAGCAAGGTTTGGTTTAGGATCCTCCCAGGGCACTAACCCTACCACAAAAGTTCCAAACCAGTTCAGCAATGATTTCAAAGAGTACAAAAATTGCAATCGACGTTGCCATTCTTGAGCGCCTAGAAGCAGTTAAACCGTCTTATCAAACAAAGAAAAGCTACATCAATATGCTGCTTGATCAAGCAGTTCAAAAGCTAGAAACGCAACAACGCCAAGACACTGCTGACTGGGATCAGTAGAGGGGTTTACATCCCATTTCATCTCTGTAGAATAAAAAGCCGCCGACCCCGGCAAGGGCAGGCGGCTTAGTCCCAATTGCGAATTTATTCTACATGAAGGCTGCTGTTAAATCCACGGGGTTTGCCGTGGCGCCTTATCAGCTAATGGATTCTGGCATAGATCCAAAAGCAGTCGTTGTCTACCTCTGGCTTCATCGCTTCGGCTGGAATTCTCCCAAGGGTTGCTACGCATCACTGCAGACCATCTCAGATCGATCAGGTGTAACCAGAAAGATGGTCCAGAGATCCTTAAACGAGCTTGTTCAAGCCGGTTGGATCGAGGTTGAGAAGCGTCCAGGCAGCACTGCGGTCTATCACGTCCGCATTGACCACCCAGGTCGAAAACGACCTAAGGTCGAAATCGACCCAGGTCAAAATCGACCTAGGGGTCAGGTCGAAAACGACCTAGGTACCCAGGTCGAAAACGACCTACAAACAAGAACCCAAGAACAAGAACCCATAACAAAAACCCTTTTAAAGCTGGAAAGCGAGTTTCCAGCAGTCTCAGAGCCAAGTCAGCAACGGACTCGAACCAAGGGTCCAGATGACTTTGAGCGGTTCTGGAAGCTGTACCTCTCAGCACCGGTCAGAGCCGCTTCGCAGTCCAAGCCCAAAGCGCTGGCGCAATGGAAAAAAACCATTGCTCATGACAGCAACGACGTTTTGCTAAAAGCCATCGAAACCGAAATCGAGCATCAGCAGGCTGCCGGTGACGCTTTCGTGTCACCACTGCCTGATTGCTTCCGCTGGCTACGCGACGAGCGTTACGCCACCGTCAGTGACCGCCCTGCTGGTGTTCAGCACATCAACCACGACACCTACGTTTTCTGATGTCTCTCAAACTCTTTGACTACGACAACCGCAACAAGTACGTGCATCAGGTCTTCGACAACAAGGAGCGCATCAGCCCTAAGACACAATACCGCTTGGCAGGCTCCGCCAGCTTTGGCGAGACCGAGCTAGGTGATCCACGCTTCCACTACAGCCCCGTCAGCAGCGAGCACGCGATTGGCATGTACGACAACGATGGGTACTACTGCACCTACTGCCCACCCATCCCAACGCCAGGCGTCAGCGTCCCCGTAGGGCGCTTCATACGTCACCCGTGGGCAGAGGAAGAGCGCCGCAGGCAGGAGGCATTCTCCTAATGGCGATCAAGCGCCTAGAACGCCTCTCCACCGAGCACGGTGCTCGTGATCTGATGCAACGCCTGATTGCTTCAGGGCGCTGCACGCTCGAGCAGCTCGACCAAGCACCACCCGGTCACGTCAACCCGAGCAGCTACCGCAACCTGCTCCGTGACCCGGACTACTACGCCGAACCCAAGGTCAAACTGTCCGAACCACGGGACTTCAATCCCGAGCCGTCCGAAACCCCGCTTCCCTACTGATCTGTGACCGAAAAGCGCACCGCTGTCAAAGTCGGACTGACCCCAGACGAAAACGCCCACATCACACGGCAAGCACAGGTGCTTGGCATGGATCGCTCCACACTGATGCGCCTACGCGCCCTAGGCGACCCGTCAGTCAGCCCACAAGCCGTTTCAGCACCGCTCACCTTGAAGACCTACCAGGACGCCGTTAGAGCCGCTCTGGCGGCTTCTAGGGGCTGCGCACCACGTCCAATCATTGAAGCCATCGCTGCTGCCGTTATCGCTTCCCTTCATGGCAAACCGCAAACGACTCAAAGCCAGCCCGCAGGAATTGCTCACACTGATGGATGACTACTTCACAGCCCTTTACCGTGACCGCCATGACCCAGAGAGACCGCCTGAACTCACTCATCGAGACCGCTGCTTCATCAGTTCAGCCAACCTTGGAAAACTTGTCTGATGGTTGCGTTCGTGTTTGCATTGGTGAAACATGTGGCACCGTATCGTCACATCACCTTGTTGAACCAAAGATCAACCAGCTAAGAGCACTAGCGTTTAAAACACGCCAATGACACCATGAGCCTGGCATTCTCCGTTGACGTCGATGGTAAAGAAATTATCTTTGCCTATGACGAAGTAGCGCGAGCACTTACCGTTACATCAATCAACGGTGTTGCCAGGCACATCATTTGTGCATCCGGTCATATAAAAAACTTTGACGATGCCGAAAAATACGCTAAGGTTCTCGCCGATGGATACAAAGATCATCCCTTCTGGCACCCAGTCTGATTAACCTGCATGACATCGATCAATAGCCTCAAGCACGACCATAAAAACGCTCGTAAACGCACTGACCGCTCTGCGATGCTGATCGCAGAATCACTTAAGCGTTACGGTGCCGCACGAAGTATCGTCATCGACGAGGAAAACAGAATCCTTGCTGGTAATGGCACCATCGAGGGGGCAAAGGCAGCAGGTATTAAAAACGTTCGCATCATTGATGCTGAAGGTGACGAACTTATCGCAGTAAGGCGAGCCGGTCTTACCGAAGATGAAAAGGTCGGTCTTGCTCTGGCTGACAATCGCACAAGCGATCTGAGCGAGTGGGATGGTGCCATGCTCCATCAGCTCAGCGAAGAACATGACATTAGTGCATGGTTTAACAAAAAGGAGCTGGACGACTTATTTGGCAATGAAGAAATAATTGATGAAGACAGCCCATACACAAACAAGACAAACGCTCCAATCTACGAGCCAACAGGTCAAGAGCATAAACCCAAGCAGCTTTACGACCCAACCAAAACAGAACGCCTATTAACCACCATCGAAGCCGCCGATATCCCTGATGACATAAGGGCTTTCCTGATCTCAGCCGCTCATCGCCACACAGCTTTTAACTACAGCAAAATTGCTGACTACTACGCCACAGCATCAAAAGAAATCCAATCGCTCTTTGAAGATTCAGCTCTTGTCATTATCGACTTCGAGCAGGCAATTCAAAACGGCTTCGTCAAACTAGACGCCAGCGTTGAAGAGGCTTTTAAACAGGATCACCCTCATGCGTAATGACTTCTGTGTTTTTATCCTGTCGAACCGTAGACCGGATAACATTAAAACACTTGAAACGCTAAACAGCTCCGGTTATACCGGCAAATACTACATCGTCATTGATGACGAAGATCCTACCGGACCGCAATACAAAGCAACTTACGGCGATAAAGTCTTAGTCTTTTCAAAAGCAAAAGTTGCGCAAACCACTGACTCATGCGACACATCCACAGATCGACGCACGCCACTTTGGGCTCGTAACGCCTGCTGGGATCTAGCAAAACAAGTCAACTGCCGTTTCTTCTGTCAATTAGACGACGACTACAGCTGGTTTGCTTACCGTCGTATCGGTCGCAAAAATCCAGCTGAACCACCAAAGTATTCCAACTTTCGCGCGCAAAGCCTTGATATCATCTTCGATGGCATGATCCAATTCCTTCAAGAAACACCATCCGTTTCCAGCATCGCCTTCTCGCAAGGTGGTGACTACAACACAGATTCACTCAAAGCAAGACGAGTTCTGCGCAAAGCAATGAACTCCTTTTTCTGTGACTCACAACGCCCTTTCAACTTCATCGGCAAATTCAACGACGATGTAAATACTTACATCTCACATGGCGCCACAGGTAAACTATTTTTCACCTACTGCCCAATCCAATTAGAACAAGCTCAAACTCAAAAAAACAAAGGTGGCATCACAGAAGCCTATAAAGAATCTGGCACCTACGTAAAATCCTTCTACACCGTCATGATCTCTCCATCCTCAACATGGATTGAACTCATGGGTCATTCCAATCCACGCCTTCACCACACACACGACTGGAATAAAGTCTGCCCTAAAATCATTCACGAAAAATACCGCCGCGCATAACCTTAATATGCTATACATAACATCAAGTCAGCCATTGGTATCCTGAATGGCGCCAAAACGTGGCCCTAAACAAGAAACCCTAGAACGCGCTGAACGCTTCGCTCGCATCATCGCTAACGGTGGTCGGCGTTCAGATTGCATCCGCTACGCCAGGGAAAACTGGGGGGTAAAAGATGACGCCTGCGACCTTTACCTTCGCCTCGCACGCGAAAAGCTAAAAGCTGACTGGGATATCGAACGACCACAAATGATCGCTGATCTGCTTTCGCAATGCGCCACCCTTCAAGTTGAAGCTCGTCGCGCTGGGCAATATCACATCGCTCTAGGTGCTATCAACACTGCTGCTCGCTTGGCGCAGCTCTGCTCGTGAGCATCCTCGCTGCAGCCCCAGAAGGTCACGTCCTACAACAGCTCAATCACTTTGGTGAACTGATCGACACTGACCAACTGCTGCAGCGCATCCATGGCGACTTACACCCTGGACAGCTCGCGTTCGTCGCAGACAACCAAACCCAGATCATCGGCATCAGCGCAGGCTACGGCGCAGGGAAAACGCGAGCCCTAGCAGCCAAAGCAGTTACCCTCGCTGCTGTCAATCAAGGTTTCATCGGTTGTGTCATGGAACCAACCGGACCGTTGATCCGCGACATTTGGCAAAACGACTTCGAAGATTTCCTAGAGCACTACGAGATTCCTTACACCTTCCGCGCATCACCGCTGCCGGAATACATGCTCCACTTGCCCGGTGGTGACACAAAAATCCTGTGCCGTAGCTTTGAAAATTGGTCACGCATCATCGGTCTGAACCTTGCCTGGGTATTGGCAGACGAGATCGACACCGTGACACCTGCCATCGCCAACAAGGCGTTTCCTAAAATCCTTGGTCGCTTACGTTCTGGCAACGTCAGGCAGTTTGGCGCTGCGTCAACACCAGAAGGCTTCCGCTGGATGTGGACAACCTTCGGCAGCGAGGAAGCGCAAACAAGAGAAGATCGCAAGCTGATCAAGATGCGGTCGGTCGACAACCCGCACTTACCACCGGTCTTTATTGAGCGCCT